TGAGAGCTCGCGCCTACGAAGGACGCGATGCGTCGTCCTTGAGTCGTTGGTGACGTCGTAATGGATCACGCCGATCTTAAGCGCCTCGAGGCGTGTGGTGCTCTTAGTCTCAGCAAGCCAGGCGTGGTCGGCATCGAGGTAGCTCCTGGCCTCGACGCAGCTGCTAAACTGCGACAGGTCCACACTGTGAGCGCCGATGATAAGCTGGCCAGGTTGGTGTTGTGCCTTCGCCATCGCAGCGATGGTCTTCGCGCCGAGCTTGCCATCGGCCTCGACGCCGAGCTCGCCTTGGATCTGCGCGATGATAGCGTCGTAAGCGTCGCCGTGTTCGTCTGGCAGGCGGTCAGCGTAGACCTTGGGCAGGCCAGCAGGGGCGTAGATTGGGACGCGACGGGCGTTAAAGTAAGACATTGTTAGAGCTCCTCGGGTGGGTCGGGGACATACTCAAGGCCGAGATCAGTGAGCCAGGCGCCGACCTCAACGCGGGGTCGTCGCTCCTCGGCGTAGCGCCAGACGGTCCAGGCGGCGCCGGGGAACAGGCTCTCCATCGCAGGTAGACGATCAATGGTGAGCTGCGTGGCCATCGAGCAGCTCATGTAATGGGTCACCTCGCCAGTTGCGATCGCCTGGAGAGGTCGCCCGAAAAACTCGGGCGACGCGTCCTCGGGGTTGCGCGAGAGCTGGGCTGCGACCTGCGCGGCCTCAGCGCGCGCAGCTGCGGGCACGACCATCAGGATATGGGCAACGTAGTTTGGTGTGGTCATAGAACTCCCTCCGCCGCGAGCGCATCGCGGATCGTGTCGAGCTGGGCATCGCTACACTCGATGCCGATCAGTATGTGATAGCGCATCGTCCCCTCCCACCAGAGCGACGCCGCGAACACTGTGTTTAGTCGCTGCGAGCCTAGTGTGTGAACGTTGTTGACCTGGTCGACCGTGCCCCACGCGCCCGAGGCGACCGACGCAAGAGGATCTTCCAGCTCTACAGCCTCGGCGGTGCCCGTGCCCGGATCTGGCGATCTAAATGCAAGGTCGTAAGGACCAGCGGCGCCGAGGGCACTCAGGCCAGCGAGGCTGATGACCGTGGCCGAGCTATTAGCGCCGAGCAGATAGCGTTGGCGCGTGGTCGATGGTGCTCCTGGGCGCGAGAAGTTGACGTGCGAGCAGCGGCGAGTCGAGGTGCTGACGAAATGAGTGTAATTGCCCCACAGCTGGCGCGTTGATGAGCTCGCGTTGTTGACGTCGTGGAAACCAGTGCAGACTGTGTAAGCGTCATTAAGGATGCCAGCATGGGCGTCGCCTAGCAACTCGCTGGCAATACCGTCAAAATCAACGCCGTCAACCTCACGCGTAGGACGCCGCGAGGTAACCGTCTGTAACAGCGTGTAGAGCCCGTCTGCGCTCGTCCACGTCTCGACAGGCGTAGCCACCGCCACGCCCGTACCTTGAGTGTGAACCCAGACACGCGCCGAGGCGTCGATCTGGTAGATCGCGCGCAGCGGTGAGCTCACGCTCGCAGCAGTGGCAGGCAGTGAGTCGCCTGCGCCATTGGTCGCGATGACCACGCAGGCCAGCAGCGTTGGGATGTCGCCAGGCTCGACGGTGTAGGTCGAGCTCGTCGCGCCACCGATGTTGGCGCCGTCTCGCGTCCACTGATAGGCGTAGGAGCTCGGGCTGTTGGTCCATGTGCCCGTCGAGCAGGTCAGCGTCTCACCCGAGCGCACAGTGCCTGTGATGGCAGGTAGGATGGTGTTGACGGGGATGCTCGGCACAGGAACAGCGTTGCCAGTCTCGATTATGTAAACTAAGCCCTGCCTTTGAGGGTCTACATTATAGTCGAGCGCATACTGGCTCTTTGCATTATACGCCAGCTCACGCGTGGTGAGCTCGTAGGTCACTGTCGTCACGCTCATAGATCTGCCTCCACTAGGATCGTCTCTCGCCAGCTCAGATGATAGAGGATAGCTGGGCCGTCGTCGATCGGCTCGATGGTCATCGTCACAAGCTGCGCGTTGGCTGGCACCGTGACCTCGTGGCTGAACCAATCAGGCGTCACTCCGGCTAGAGCCATCACAGAAGTTACGGTGGTCGCGCTGTTAAACAAGGTGAACGTGATCACGATCTCGCAATCTTTGCCATAGGCGTTGAAGGTGATCTTGCGCGCTCCACCCTTAAGGCGCGTGGGGTCTGCGATGAACGCGTCAGCCAGAAGCTCGCCCGAAGTCACAGCGTAGAGCACGATGGGCTTAGTGCCTAGTGCCGAGCTTAGGCCGTCAGGCCAGTAGAGGCCGTCGGCGAGCTGCCCCGAGCGCGAGTAAATGCGATGGTTGCGCGGCACGAACGTCTCGACGTTGGAGCTAAGAATAGCCCCACCCGTCGTCATATCTGTTGGGTTGACGCCGCTATCCCAGGTTGTCGCGATTTCTTTGGTCATGGTCCCTCCCAGACGATCGACCCTGCGACCGAGTAGAGCACATCACGAAGACCGAGCTGCCACGTGACAGCCTCGACCTCAACGATAAGAGGTAGGTCGGCATCGAAGGTTAACCCCTCGAGCGCCAGGTCGAAGCGTGGCAGGTTAAGCAGGGCAAGCTCAAAGATGGCGAGTGTGCCCCACCTGAAGCCTGCGCCGCTGATCCGCGATGTCTCCTCAAGACGCGCTCGACCTCCCGAGAATTGCCAGCGCCGCGCGTCAGCCAGGATGCGGTGGTTGGTCGCCATGCTTCTCGGTCGCCAGGCTTTGAACGTCATCGGCACGGTGGTCGTGCTGATGACGGTCGGGCTCGTGCCGCTCTCGAACTGGAGCAGTCTCACCGTCATGTCTTGCGTCACGACGGCGTCGGGCTCAGCGGGGTTGGCGTTGGTCTTGAGAACCCCGTCGCCAAGGACGCATAGCACGCACAGGTTTAAAGACAGCACACCGCGCGCGCCTCGGTCGAGGTAGATCGAGTCACGCAGCAGGACGCCAGACACCAAACCATCGGCGCGCCTAAAGGGCGTGCGCTGCGAGAGCTCGGCGCCCACGAGCACATCGCCGCTCGGCCTGATCGACAGGTAGCGCCGATGGTCGCGAGCGCGGTCGATGATGAGGCTGTGGCGCTGGTGGACCTGCCCCTCGACGCTGATGTTGGCGAATAGCTCGGGCTGCGCCTGGACGTTATCACCGCCATCGACGCCCTCGATGTTCAATGAGATAGCCCTCGGCTTCCAGCCTGTTATCGCGAGTAAAGACCCGCCTTCATTCGTTGTGGGGTAGGCGTCATAAACCTGGCCGTTTATAGCAGCGTCGTCATTATTGCCGACGTCAAAATAGCCGTGTTCGATAATATATAGGACATTATCAGGACCGCTCTGCGTAGGTGGAGGGGCGGATAAGGTGGATTCGTATATAGATACGTTGGTCAGAATTTGGACGCTAGAAAAAACTTGGTGCGCCGCTGCGCCGATCACCGTCTCGTCGGTGGGCAGGATGTTGCGCATTGTGACGATGAGCTGGTCGTTGTACGTCTGGCCTGGACGTGGGTTGCTCAAGGTCAGCGCGACGATCTGCGGGTCTGTATCCCAAGTTAACGTAAACTCGTCAACCACGTCTGGCCTGCTCGCGAAGTACGCCTTGAACGACAGACTGAGCTGCGTGACTGCCTGCGAGGCCATGCTGCCTGCGAGGCTTACGGTCATCGTGGCGATGTCTGGCGTGATCTTGACCGGGATGATCGCAATGATGCCTTCGGTCGCGGTGTAGATCGCATCTTGCCAAACTCTCGACGCCGAGCCCCTGATGTAGGTCAAGTTGGGGCTGCCCTGCATCGGGCTTGTGACGTGCCCTTGGTCGTCCTCGATGAGCGCCAGGTGCTGACCGCGCAGCGCGTTCTCGGCGTAAACATCGACAGGCGTGTCGGTGCCGAGGATCTCAGTGTGAAAGGTGTTCATGAGTATCTGTCTCCTGCGTCAAGGATAACATAATTGCGCGGGTCTGTGACGAGATAACCCTCGGCACCCCGAGCGATGCGGATCACGTCGCCAGGGTCTGGGTTTACGGTGAACAGCGTCGACATAGTCAACGATCCTGCGAGCCAGCCCGAGGCGACGCCTACGCCACAAGTGGCTGTCCTTACCTCGCCGTCAGCGGTCCACACCTCGACAGGCACGGGGTACGATGGCCAGTCTACGCCGACGTCGGTCGGGACGCCCCAGCCAGGATTTGCCACGGTGTCGATTACGCCAGGCGCAGCGATCGCCTCAACGACGAGCGCAGGCGCACGCACTTTGAGCAGCCCACCGACAGCCCAAGAATTAAGCAGCAGCGTGAGCTCATGAGCGCCGGTCTCGGGAAGCCAGCGGCGCGAGATAACCTGGCCAACAAATGAGCCCTGCTCGACATCGTTTGTGAAGCTGCCATCGTTTAAGGGGAACAGCGCGGTCTCTAGAGTCAAGTGCCTAAGCAGCCTCACATAGTCACCGATACAGATCTCCTCACACCCCGTCGCCAGGATGTCGAGCAGTGGTGATCCACGCCAGCGAGAGAGCGTCATCGACAAGACGTAAGCGGCGCCCTCGATGCCTGCCCTCGTCACGTTGAGATGCGCGAGGTTAAGCTCGGTTGACTCACCTCGAGCTGAGTCAAAGCCTGCGATGCTCGTCGTGATCGTGGCGCCAGGGTCCCAGGGCGTCTTACCGTAGGTGGCAATGACTTGGTCGATGGCGCCGACCTCGGGGTTTTGAAAAAGCACCGTGTCACGCTGTGGTTGTGCGTCGTTAAGCGTACTCAAGACGTTAGCGGGAAGCAGCCTCTTGAACGTCAACGCACCGCTCGGCGTCGTAGCGAGCACGTAGCCACATAGTCGAAGCAGCTGCACCACCGCGGGGATCACGCTCACAGGGGCGCCATCCCAGCCAAGGATGAATCGATCACACGTCGCCGTCGGATCAGCCGCCATGAGCGCCCTGATGTTAGCCAGGGCTGCGCCGTCGGTCGCCCAACCTAGGCGCGCAGACCACGCGGCGGGGAACAGGTTGAAGGCGACGGGGTCATAAGTCGCAGGCTGGCTGCCGTCGCTGAATAAGAGGTTGGCCGCGACCTCGAGGATATGAAGGGGACCGACTAATGCGGCGCGCTCAAAGTCTCCACCCAGCGCGAGGACGGGGATGATCTTGCGCGCCTCCTGATCAGCGACATCGGGTGAACCGATGAGCTCTATTGATGGCACCTCCCAGACATCGCCGCGCCCTGAATAGAGGTAGGCTGGCGTGAGGCTGTTTCCGTTGCGCACTGGCGCGATGGCGAGCAAAGAGCCTGCCACGCTGTTCTGTCCCGTGGGGTCATCGTTGACGGTAAACGCCAGGGTGGAGGCGAAGCGCGCGCTGAACTCTTGCGGTCCCACGTCGATGGCGGTGCGGGTGTCGCCAACCTTGAGATCATCGCCGAGCGCCAAAGCCAGCGCGGCCTCAAGCTCGATGATATTGCCCTCGGGTGACGTGCGCGGTGCCTTGTCGAGGTAGCCAACCCAGCGCGCTTCACCCTCGTAAAACACGCGAACGACGCGGCGACGCCAATATGTCGGCGCCGTGAAGATGAGCGCGCCCGCCAAGTGAGCGCTGGCCAGCGTGTTGTACTGCCCTCGGGCGACGGTAAACTGTGTGTCGTTGACCTTGGCCACAGAAACCGCCTCGCTGCCGATGTAGAACACGTCGGGCGTGCCAGCGATGCCTGGCGACGCGAGCAAGAACGTTGTCTCGGCGTCAGTAACCGTCGTGGACAGCGTAGCTTGAACGCTGGTCTGCTGAAACAGGAAGCGCGAACGTGAAGCTGCGCTGGCGTTGATCGCGATGGAACACCTGGAGCCGGTGAAGTCGCCTGACTGCGGATCGATGCTATCGGCGCTGAACAATGGCATCGACGCTAGCCCAGCGGGCTCGTAGCCGTCGAGGGCCAGGTCGGTGCCGCCGTAACCGTAGAAGCCTGGGATGCCGTCGATTGAGATGTAGAGCGTCGTCATAGCGGGTAGTCTCCGGCTTTAATCCTCAGCGCGAGCTCGAGTTGCCAATAGTCACCAGCCAGCCCCATGTCGGTGATCTGCGCTGAGTAGTCGAGCCAGGGGCGCCATGGCTGGACGCTCTCCCACTGGCCATCTGGGATAGTCAACCCATCCTCGGGCTCGAGATCATAAGCGATAAGAAACACTCGCTGCGGGTCAAGCATTGAAGTGAAGACACGCTCGAAACACATCGGGTCGCCGAGCTTTAGGTGAGCCAGGCGCGCGCGCTGCGGGTCGTTAGAGCGACCAGGCATCACGCGCGCTGCGGGTAGGTGCTTATATTGGATGATCCTTACGTCCTGCGCGCCCCAGCTGACCGCCTGAGCCTCCCAGTGGCGAGCGCTCGAGTAGCCATAGTCGGCGATCTTGTAGCGGCGCTTTATCGTCGCCCCGCCCTGGAGGAAGTTGTAGCTATGCCACGCCCCAGCGTAGGCGTAAGGCATAAGCAGGACGCCACCCGTGGAGCTTGTGATCGGCGTGTTAAGCGCCTCAAACCCAAAGTCTCGACCGTCGATAAACCCCAGGCCGTCGGTCTGGAGCTGGAACTGCCCGACTGACCACGTGATCTTGAGCCGCTCAAAGCCATAGTCCTGTGGCGACGTGGCGTCCTGCGCGCTGATAGTGATCGTGCCGCTGCCTAGTGCGGTCTCAAGAGCTGCCTTGAGCTGCGCAAAGGCCGAGTCGGTCAGCGAGAGCCCGCTAGCTGCGGGCAAGTTGGAGCTCGCGTAAAGCGTACGCGGTGTGATGTCTACGTCAAGCCAAGCCCCTGCGACGCCAGACCTTACCTGCATCACAGTGGGCTCGGCATTAAGCGCCTCAAGCGGGTAGAGCCAGCGGTCGGTCTTATAGCTGATGTAGTCGGTCATCGTCTCACCTGCTCCAGTGTGCGCCGCATCTCGGGCTCGATCAGCTTGATGAATGTGCGCGCGCCTTCGGGCGTACCCACGACAGTCGGCGAGTTGAGGTTGACCGTGATCTCGCGAGTATTAGACGCGTTGGTTGATCCTGCGATGGCCTCGGCGATCGCCTTAGCATTGTCTCGCTGAGCCTTGTTTACGTCAATGCCCACTGCTCCGCTGTTGCTTGGCGTGGTTGTCCCGCCGCTACCACCGCCACCGCCCGATGCGCCACCACCACCGCCTGCGATCTTGAAGAACGCCACAGCGTTAAGCGCGTGCTTGGCAGCTGCCGCGAACTTAGTCGGGTCGCCAGCGATGCCGAGGGCGATGTTAACGCCCGCGCGGACAGCTTCGATCGCACCGTCCACCTTGGCTTGCTTCTTCTTGTCTTCAATGGCCAGCTTAGTCGCCTGACCGAGCACGTCGAGCGATGCGAGCGATGCGTCGGCCACCGCCTGCTGCACTTCCTTGCGCTGCTTCTCGAGCTCTATCGTGCGCTTAAGACCCTCGGCCTCTTGCTTCTGGCGCTCTTGCGTGACGCGCGCCAGATCTTCTTGGAGCTGCTTATCTGACTCGAGCAGCGCCAGCTTGCGCTCTAGTGGCGAGAGGTCGAGGTTGTTCTCGATCTCAAAGCGCCTAAGCGCCGCCTCCTCTTGCGCCTTCGCCTCACCCGTAAGCTGCCCCTCGAGGATGGCGATGCGCATCTTAACCGCCTCCTCTTTGTAGTATTCGCCGATGAGCTTCTGCTGGTCAGCGATGAGCTTTTCAGACAGCGCTGCGCGCTCGGCGTCGGTCTGCGTCGGGCCTGCGTCAGGCGTCGTGGGCGCTGGTGCCTCGGGCGTGCGAGGGCGTCGTGAGCGATTCTTCTTCTGCTCACTCTCCTGCGTCGTATTGCTGACCATCGCAGCGCCTCGGCCTTGGCCAAGACCGTCTGCGATGGTGTCAAACACGCCCTGCGTCGCAGCCTGAGCCTCCTTGCTCGCAGCCTCGAGATCCTTGATCTCCTGCTCGAGATCCTTGATCTCCTGCTGCCCTTCGCTGGTGTCGATGGTCAACGCGTCCTTGATCCCCTCGCCAGCCAGGCGCATGTCTTCGGCAAAGCCATCGAGGCCAGCCGCGCGCGCCAAAGACTCGACCGAGCTAAGCACGGTCTTAATCGCTGGCACGATAGCGTCGGTGATCGCGTTGAAGGCGACCTTGACGCCGTTGGCCATCTCAGCGAAGCCGAGCTGTAACCCTGTGATCAGGATGCGCAGCTCGTAGAACAGCTGAACGGCGATGACCGCGAACTCGCCCGTCACGCGCGTGAGGATCTCGACGCCCTGCGCGACGGTCATCGCCCACGTCTTGATCGTCGCGGTGTTCTCCTTAACCCAACCCTGGAGCTTCTCAAACTGCTCGGTGAACGGACCAAGCACAGCTTGAAAAAAGCCCGTGTTGTTGATCGCCTGGCCAACAGCCTGATCGAGATCACCGCCGACCGCGTTGTTGAAGCGAGCGATCGCGCTCTCGGCGTCGTTGCCTGCGAGGCTGACATCCTTAAAGCGCTCGGTCATGATCTTGTTGACCTCAGCAGCTTTCTTCGTCTCGTCCTTCATCTTGGCGATGCGCTCGGCCTGCGTCTTGGTCAAGCCACCGTACTTCATTAGCGGTTCAGTCCCGCCCTTGATCGCCAGGGTGTACTGCTCTTGGATCTGCGTGATGTCCTTGCCCGTGACACGGCTGATCTTGAGCATGTTCTCAAGCGCAGCCTGCGCGCCCTCAGCGTCACGCGTGGCGATGGTGTAGTTGGTCATCGTCTGGATCAGCTTCTCGTCGCCAGCGATGGCACCAAATCCCTGCGTCAGCGTGCCGATCTGAGCGTTGAGCTTTGCCGTCGCAGCGGTCGCTTCTTCGGCGCTGATTCCAATCGTCTGATAAGCAGCGGCGAGGCCTGCGTCAAGCGCGCTTTGCTGGCTGCCTGCCTTCGAGTATTCGAGCGCGGCAGCAGCAGCCGCCTTGAGCACCCCGGTGAGCTTGCTCAGGTCGGCGATCTGTGCGCCGATGCTAAGCAGCGCGCCTTGCATGATCGTGTTGAGCGCCTTCTTCGCGGTGCTCAGCTTCTTCGTACCATCGGCTGCGCCAGCCGCCTTCTTGCCCTCGGTGGCCAGCGCGTCGCCGGTCTCCTCAGCAGCCTTGCCCGTGTCCTTGAGCTGTGACTCAGTCGACTCAAGCGCCTTAAGGATGCGGTCAAGCATCGACGCAAAACCCGCGTCCTGGCCTTTAAATTCAATGACGTATGTGTCTTTCTCGGTGCTCATGCTCAGCCTCCCATCAGCCGCTTAAAGGTCGCTTCTTCGTCTGCCTGCTTCTTGTCTTCCAGCGTGTCCACGGCGTCGAGCTCGTCGTAGACCTCGCTGATCTGAGTGTACTCCCAGGGCAAGTCGATCAGACGATCACGACGCTTAGGATTATAGAGGCCGAGCGTGAAGAAGTGCCGCACGATGCTGAGCAGCTCATCACTTAGCTCGGCGTCGGCTCGTCGGATGTTGATGCCGTGCTTGCGGGGGCGCCTGGCTCTAAGCCAGGCTTTGACTTTCCCTTGTCGATCTCGGTCATCTGGCTGGCGGTGATCACCCGGTCGATCAGAACGATCGCATCATGGAGCTCGATGCTGCGCACGATGTCTTGCTTCATGCTGTCCTCGATCGTCGCCCAAGCGACAGCGTCGCCATCGGCATCGACAAAGCCCGTCACGTTGAGGACGAGGTCGTCAAGCCACGCGTACGCCGTAAGCGCCGCAGCGCTATCGGGTGAAGCAGCGTGCGCCTTAAGCATCGACTCTCGGTCAGCTTCGCTAAGCGTTTCTTGCGCCTCGATCTTCTTGAGCACGCCGAGCACGTCGATCACTGCGAGGCTTTGGCGCTGGATCTGCGACCTGACGTTGGCCAGCTCGGCGGCTTGCTCAAGTCGCTCAAGCGTCGAGATGCGACGAAACGACCAAGAGGTCGGCTCGCCATTGATGCTGATCTCGAGCGTGAGCGCGGGGCGCTTCTTCGATGGTAACTGTGCCATGGGGTGTCTCCTGCGTGAGGGCAGTGGTTAGAAGAACAGTGAGTCGCGAACGACCACAAAGCCCCAGCCGACCGTCTGGATAAGATCAGACCCATCGTCGGCCAGGACGTTGTAGACGTACGTTTGGTTGGGGATGAGATCCTCGACATCTGCCGAGGGGAACTCGACCTCAAACTCGCCGCTGGCTGGCGTGGTCTTGGTCACGGTGCCGACGATCGTGCTGGGCGCGGCTTGAGTGCCGAGCCTCGCTGTGATCGTCCAGCTCGTGATGTCCACAGCCACGCCGTTTAAGGTGAGCGTGGCAGCCAAGACGATCTGGTCGCCCTGAAATATATCGAGGTCTGCGCGCTTGGCTGGCATGGGCACTCCTTATGTGAAGGCGAGGGTGAGGAAGTTTTCGCCGCTCGCGCCGTTGGGACGGACGAAGGCATACGTGATCGGGAAGCGCGGCTTGCTACCTTGCCCGAGCAGGGTCAGCTGGATCGAGCCCTCGAGCGTGATCGTGCGCGCGCCCTTAGTCAAGACACAAGTCAGCGTCGCCTTGTTGCCATTCTTCCAAAGCGCGATGGCCTCGGTGAGCGCAGTGGCGCCGTCAACCAACGTGAAGCTACCACCGAAGCGCGAGCCTGACTTCGGCTTGGTGAGCAGGATCTTAGAGACCATGCCGCCGCCCGTGGCGTCGCCGGTCATGATCATCTCGGTGCCGTTGTTGGTGTTGAAGTCCAGCGCTTCGCATGGATAGACGGTGCCCCCGACGGTGAGCGTCAGCTTATTGACCATCCAGCCGCACTGGTCCCCAGCGTAGGCCAGGGGCAGCGTGGGCAGTGCTGACGTGGTACCGACGTACTCGTCATAGAGCCCGAGCGCGGTGCCCGAGAGCAGCGCCTCAGATCCTACCTCCATGACCAGCGAGAGCGGCGTGCGCATCCCACGCGTCATCACGCGACGCGCTGTGCCGTCCTCGTGCGTGCGCTCATAGATCACGCCCGTCATGGCTGGCGTGTCGGTGTCGTTGTTGGCCACGTCTGGCGTGTAGGTGACGCTCGTGTCCACAACGACGGTCTTCTTAAAGCCCGCTGCGAGCAGGATCGGATCGACGGGTGGAGCGACGCCAGCGGCGCTTGAGCCGAATAGCAGGCAGCTCCAGTTGACCTCGTTATGCGACGGCGTACGCGAGTCACACTCGCCTGCGTTGGTCGCGGTCATGCGGTCGCTCTCGACCACGGGGATCAGCTGCGTCATCTCGAACGTGGCAAACGGCAGGACGTTTGCATCGGCAGGGGCGCCACCAGCGAAAGCGTCGGCGCCGTAGGTCGCCTCGCTCTTAACGCCAACAATGGCCTGGAATGGATTAACAAAACCGCTCATGGCGACTCCTGGGGTAAACGATATTGGGGTTGTGGATGGGTGCCTTGACCCATGAGCTCTAGCTCGAGGACCGCGCGCCCGAGGGCGTCACCCTCCTGAGAAAGGATCGAGTCGGCGAAGTCGCTGACAATCTTGACGTCAAGGACATCTTGACCGTCAACTGCGTCTCTTAGCAAGACCTCGAGGACGGCGCCGCGATAGATGTCTGCCATGAGCTCGGTGATCTCGACCTCGAGGAGCTGACGCCCGCGACGCTCAAGCAGCGGGTAGGCGGCAGGTCGTTTAAAGACGATGATCACTGAGATGCGCGCCAGGGTCTGCATTGACGCCGAGATCTGATCGCCCGAGAGTCTGATCGGATAATCCGTTGTGCCGACCTGCGCCACGATGACAGCCACCTCGCGGTGGTTAAGCACTTCGGGCAGCGAGGTCGTCGTGATCATCCAATAGTCAGGCGCCTCGGGCGTCGGGATGATGCCCTCAACGCCCTCGTCTGTGGCGTCAATGGAGAGCTGTAAAGGCAGTGAGGCGATGAGCGTCTCGATGATCCTCGACTTCTGGCGACGCACCATCGAGCGCAGCGGTGGCGGTGTATTACTAAACATCATAGCCTCCCAAGCTCGTTAAGGACGCGGTTAAGGAGGCGTGAGCGCGAGCTCATGTCCGGCTTGAACATCGGGTCGCTGCGGGTCTTTGCCCACTTCGACATGCGCAGCCTTGCGCCGATGCTAGGGGGTCTGCCAGTGGTCCAGCTGAACAGCGGATCAACGCTTGGCGTTCTGAGCAGCGCCAGCCCGAGGCGCGATGGCGAGCCATCTTGACGCGTGAGTGACGATGCCTTGGCGCGAGCGTCGGTGATGAGCTCGTCTTGAGCCACCTCCAATAACACCCCGTTGGCAGCAGCAGGCCAGTCCATGCGCGCGCGCAGCTTGGCGATGATGTTGCTCGATTGTTGTGTCTCGACGCCTAGCATGACCGATCACCACTTGGTATTGCGAAAAGTGTACGACGTGCGCTGGCCAGGGGTGAAGTTGGCCTTGACCTGATCAGTCGGCTCGAGCGCTGCCCCAAGCGTACTTGGTACGTCTTGGAGCAGCTTGAATGCCTCGCGCCACTGCTCCCAGCTGCGCACGATCCGAGGGTCAGCAGGGTTAGACACCGCGACCTCGAGGCTCTTGGCGACCGCGTAATTAAGAACTGCGGTGCGAGCGACCTCGAGGGAGTTTTCGTTGGCCAGGACCTCGGCGCTGGTGACGCCGTTACGCTCGAGCAGCGCGTTGACCTGGCCAGCAGCGCGGTTAATCCACGCGTCGATCTTCGTCGTGTTCAAACCTTGGCTGTTGACCGTCACGCCTCGGATGTTGTTGGGCAGCTCGTCGAGCACGTCGGCGCTTGAGCTTTACGGGATCTCGAGCGCCATCTTCTAAGCCCTCAAGGAAAGACACCATTGCCGGCGCGTTCATGCCGTTGGCGCCATCGTAGCCCTTCTCGATGGCCAGCTTCTTGAGCTCCTTGTAAGGCAGATCACCAAGCGACGATGCGTCGCCCTCGGCGTCAGCTTTGATCTCGTCGCTTGCGTCGCTTGCCTTGGGCATCGCGAATGGAGCGAGGGCGTAGCCAGCGTGACGCAAGCTCTCGACGTGGCCAGCCTCGATGATGTCGCCCTCTCGATAGTGGCGCGTGCCGATGTGAACGTCGCGGGTGTCGATCATCTGGATGTGTGACTGGCTCATGGTATATCTCCTGGCGCTTGGTGTGCATGGGACTAGTTACGCGGTGGCCAGGTCTTGAGCCTGGCTGTCGGTCTTGAGCCGAGCACCGCTAAAGAGCTTACGGGGTCAAGATGGTTTTGAACGCGTAGACATCCTCGGGGATAGGCACTGCGATGCCCGAGGTCTCGAAGGCGCGCAGGAAGTCGGTGCGCTTGTCGTTGTCGCGATAAGCGTCATACTGGAGCTCTTCCATGTATGGGCGCACGATCGAGCTGGGGCGGAAGATGCAGAAGACCCCGGTGAAGAACTCGGCGCGCGAGTAGCCGAGCTCGCGAGCCTGGCTGGTGTACTCCTCACCCGAGATGATGACCTGCGTCAGGCCGCGCCCGTTGAGCCAGGCGGTCAACTGCGCGTAGCTGAGCACCGTGTTGGAGCTCGCGTTGCCCGTGAAGGCCAGCGTGAGTTGGGGGTGACGACAAAGCGCCTCGGCGATGTCGCTGCCCATGATCACGATGTTGCCGCCGCCCGTGGCATCGCGCGCGGTCTTGATGAAGCCTGCGATGTCCGAAGCTGCGGCGCCTTGGTTGGCCAGGTCGTAGACGTCGAAATACTCGCCAGCGCCGAGCGTGCGAGTCGTGACGTTGTTGCCCTTGGCGATGGTGCCGTTGCCCTTCAAGACCTCGGCAAGGCGGAGCTCGCGGTTGGTCAGGACGTTGTGCGCGCAGCGGTCGTTCATGAGACCGTCAAGATTGGTGGCGTACTGCTCCGCTTCCATGCGAGCAAGATCGGCGACGGGCTCGGCCCAAGCTGCGGGGGTACAGACGAAGACGCGAGAGCTGAACTCGCTGTTGCCCTTTGGCGTCTCGCCGCCGACGCCGACCTCGGCCAAACGCAGGGGATCGGCCATGCCGACGCGACCTTGTGCGATGGGCAGCTGCGCCATCGTGCCGCTCATGGTGCCGACTTTGATGGGACGCGTGATGTTGCGGTAGAGGTAGCCGTTGAGGTTGCCGCGATTGCTCTCAAAGAGCTCGTCAAGAACTTGGCGGGGCACGCCGTTGGTGTTTAAACCTGCCATATCGTTTTGCTCCACTTGCGGCGTGCGCCGCGTTAGTTGACCTTATGTTAACTCGTGAGCCAGCGCCTTGCGACGCCAGCGATGCTTATGCGCCAACGAACGGGATCGCCGAGTCATAGATGATGACGCGGGTGTAGCGACCATCGACCGAGCCCTCGAGGCTCTTGCCGTAGGTGTCCACGGTTTGAGCGCCACTGGCTGCCTGCTCGATGAACTCACCAGCCGCGTTGGTGGTGATCAGGTCAAGCTGCGAGAGGGCGCCGCCCGCCTCGACATCGACCTCGCCAGCCACGACCACGGCGACGATCTCGCCCTCGAGCGCGTCCATGAGCGCAATGCCCACGATCGCGTCAGTGGCGGCCGAGAAGGCCACGACGTTAGCGCCGCTTGCCTTGACCGCCTTACCCTTGAGGACGCCGCCAGCGCCGACTGTCTTCTGCACTTGGATGTTATTAGCCATCTGTTTTTGCTCCATGCTGTGACGTTATGTCAACTCGTCATTACCTTAGCAAGTTATCGACGCGATGTCGATAACTTGGCACACTACTTGCCGACTGTATCCTTGCGCCACTGCGCGATGGCCTGGACGCCCGAGAGGCCGGTCTGCTTCTTGACGTCGGCCACGGTCTTCTTCCCTTGCCCACCGCCGCGCGTCGGTGACGCTGTTGCGGAGTGCTCGGAGAAGTTAAGCCCCTTGCCCTTGGCGAGCATCTCGATCTGGCGCTCGAGCGCAGCGATGCGGTCGCTTTGCTCAAGCTCCATCTTATCGGCAGCGTCTTGGGCAGCTTCCTCGGGGTCAGCCTCGGGGGCGTCGCCTGCGTCGTCTGCTTCCTCAAGCTCGGGCTCGGGCTCAGGCTCAGGCTCAATCTCCTCATCAGGGTTCATGAGCATCTTAACGTCTGCCAAGATGGCGGCGTGCTGCTGGTCGAGGAGAGCCTTGAAGGCATCGAGCATCGCTTGTAATTCTTCGGGTGTCATGCTTGTCGCTCCTGATTCTGCCCACCTAAGTGTGAGCGTGTCTTGAATGGTCCCGATCTGCTTATTGACCGGGTGTGTCGTGATGGCCATCTCCCACAGGAGGGGACCGTAGGTCACGCCTGCGTCACTGGTCCACTTAGGAGCGACACCGAGCGAGACGTGCTTGATGGACCCTCTACGTATATCAGACCACGTCCCAGGCGTCCAATCAACTAGCCCCCATAGTCCAGTGCGCCCCTTGGCGGTGCCGTACCTTGTGGCGATAATGTCGCCTTCGCGGCGCCCGATCTTGATGTGCTCGCGCGTGACGGGGAAAGTGTAAGGTGTCGCACCACCGACGGCGCGTCGCTTCATGTCCTCAAGCGCGCGCTGAGTCTCGCTGGCCACCTTTTGCCAGTAGTCGGGCGTGAGGTCGATCGTCTTGACCTTGCCCTCGCTGTCTTTGATGGTCATCTCGCCAGGCGGGGTCAGGTAGACCCACGACTGACCGGGGACACCACCGCGAAGCTCGACGACGTCGCGCTGATTAATCTTGATCATCTTGAGCCTCCTCAATGCTGGCCAGGCCGAGATACTCGCGCACCATGACCTCGTCTGCTGGCGTCCATTCGATAAGCCCGTCCCGCTTGGCGTTGCCTACGTCAGTCAGCCAGGTCGCCGACTTGGCGTTGGCGTTGAGGGCGTAGCGCAACATCGGGTAGCGACCGTCTTCCGGCTTGCCAAAGCGGGCGTCCCACATCTTGCGGATCGTGCCCTGATAGGGCGTGTTGCGCGACCCGTTGATGGCGTCGCAGATGCGTTGGGCGTAGGCAGGCACCGCGCGCAATGCCTTATCATCGCTGACCTCGGCCAGCGCGTAAGAGCCAGTGCCGTTCTGCCCGAGCAGCGAGCCTTCACCGCGCAGCGCAAGGGCGATCTGCTGGTCGCAATATTGCTTGATCGGTCCAAAGTCGGGCATCATCCCATCGGGGCTAATCAGCTCGAGCTTGCGCCCATCAGGCAGCTCGATGACGACCTGATCCTCGGCGGTCATCTGCGCGAGGATGTCATTGATGAGCGAGCCTTGGTCGCTGGCGACGCCTTTCTCGCTGGTCAAGACGAGGATCGCGCCGCCGTATTTCTCGCCAGCCAGCGCCTCGAGGCGCGCAAACATGTCCTTGGCCGCGGCGTACTTCGCCACAGGACGCAGCGGGGAGTTGCCCTCGTAGTCGTCGCCAAAGGCGTTCCAGGTGATGAGCAGCAGGTGATGCGCCGGGACGTAGACGTCGGGGTTAGCGCCTGGAGAACGCAGCCGCGCAGCGACGAGGTGGCGATCGTCCCACGTCTTAACCCAGCCTTGCACCTGTTTGGGGTAGCGAAAGCTGAGCTTGTCGACAAGCAACGTCTCGGGGTCGAAGACCTCCTCAAACAGCGAGAACCCCGCGATCGGGGCGTACATCGCGTTCGTGAGGAACTTGCTCCAGCCGCCTTGGATGTTGAACAGCGCTTCTTCGATGAGCTTCGACTGCTCCTGGCGCTCGGCATCGGGGGCGTCGATAAACCAGTCGCCCGAGGTCAACGCGTCGAGCACGTCAGCCCAGGGGCGTTGGATCTGGATCTCCTCACGCCACAGCTGCTCATAGAGCCCGTGACTGTTGACGTTGCCACGCGCGTTGAACGGCTGGTAAATGCGCTTGGGATCTTTGTTGCTCGGCACACCTCGACCACGACCGTAGTCGTTACCATCGGATGACAGCTCTTGCGTGGGCAGTACGCCGAGCGCGTCCTCATACATCGACTCGAGGCGTACGCCGTATTGGCTAAGTGCCTCGGCCAGCTCGAACACGCCGATGTCGTCTGCCAGCTCGGAGAGCTCCACTGGCGTGACGGGTGCATCGGGCGTGTCTTGCTCGATCAGCCTGACGAGCAGGCGCCCAGAGGCAGTGCGCTCTTGCCTGATAAGCAGGATCTCGCGTCGTTCAATATCGGCCATAATCCTTAACCCTCTTGCTTGTCGCACGTTTAGCGCGCACCTGCTGACCAGCTGCGACGGGAGCGGTGTAACTGTCTGACCAGGCGTAAAGCGCTGCATAGAATAGATCGGCGTGACCTTGGCCATCACGACGCGCGCGCCACAGGTTGTTGCCCGTGACGCTGCGCTCGCGCCTGATCTTGCCGAACGCGCCCATAATAGCAGGGTCTCTCGGCAGGTAAAGTTTGCCCTGACTGCCCGCGATCTTAAGCGCGGGGATCAGCTCGTCATAGAGCTGTGATGTCGCCGCAAACCGCTGGACGACGCCGAGGCCATACTTGTGCGCCAAGAAGTCAGCCAGGCCGGATCCTTCTCCTCGAGAGTCGATCACGACGCGGCCAGGCTCGGTCTCGTCGATGACGTCGCTCAAGAGGTCGAACTGCTGGACATGGTCAGCACCCTTGGCGAGCATATCCCATCGACCGAGGCCAGCGAGGTCGTCAGCGCGTAGGATCTCAGCGTAGGCCGAGCGGTCCGTCGTGCGACCCACGTCAACGCCGATCGTCGAGCTGCCATCAAGGACAGGCTCAGCAGACCAACACTTGCGCATCCAGTCATGGCCAAAGTAGCGCTCGGTGTCACCGACAAACGCGCACTCAAACTCCTGTGACCAGTCCTCGTCGGTGTAGTCGGCTTTAAGCTCAAGCACGCTCTCAGGGTGGCCATCGCGGATCGCGTCGTAGACGTCTACCTTATGTAAACTCCAACCCTCGCCCTTGCCCTCCTCAAAGATCGAGTAGAGCAAGCCGTGCTGGCCCAATGGTGTCGTCGAGAGCGTGATCCTGAGCTTGGGGTTAGAGCTGATCGCCGGGGCGATGGCCTTCCACAGCTCGCGCGGATTGAGGTAGTGATCACACTCATCGAGATAGATCGAGCCAGTCTTGCCGCGCACCGCTCCAGGCCGACAGGGCAGCGCGATTAAGCGCGAGCCGTTGCCAAGCTCCACCGTCGTCGCGCTCTCGCGCACGATCGGGGCGCTCTTGGCCAGTAACGGGCTTAACAGATGAGCGATCTTGATCCACCTCAAGGCGCCGCGCAGCAGCTCCTTCGACGAGCTGAAGTTGACGCTAACAAAGAACACGTCTCGCTTACGCGTGATAAGCGCCTCTTGGGCGCCATCGTACATGAGCGTTTCGCTTAAGCCGATCTGGCGAGCCTTGAGCATCGCGCGCTTACGCGAGCGATCCGTCAAGAAGCGCGTCTGGTAGCGGCGCCAGTGCCAACCTATCGAGCTAAACGTTGCGTCCTCACTCATCGTCAGCGCCTGGCTCTAAGCCGAGCAACCGCTGCGCTTCGGCCTTGGCCTTTTTCGGGTCGTAGTTGTGCACGTCGAGACGCTGGCGGTCGCCGTAGTCATCGGGGAAGCGCCGCGCCAAGAGCCATGCCTGCGCCTTCCAGTCCACGTTGCTGTTGATCTTCTTGACCGTGGAGCTCTCCCAATTAGCGAGCGCAAGCTCAACGGCCTTAGCGACCTCGGGGTTATCCAAGCGCCATTGGCGCAACCAAGACTCACTGCGCCCTACCTGAGCAGCTGCACCGCGAAGCGATGAGCCCGCGCGCAAGGCGTCAGTGATCACCTCCAGGCTCTTATCTGTGCGTCTATCTTCAGACATAGCAACCTCTCTCACATACGCGCGCCTGCGCGTTGTTTGCGTCAGCCGCGTCAGCAATCTCGTGGGCAGCGTTGACGACTCGCGCGCGCGATGGTGTATTTGTTGATTCCTCAGCCTTGCTCATCATCTGCCTCGATCGCTGCGCACCAGTCCACTGCCACAAAATCAGCAAGAGCCACTGAGCGCTCGCGTAAGACGCTCCAGGGCACCAGCGCGACCATCAGCTCATCTTTGACCATCATGCCCGCCAGAACGTACACCAGCGCTTGTGCTGCCAAGGCGCGGTCAGCGTGGCCTTGCTGTGCTAATGATAGCACGCTCTTGCTCACCCTACCAGAAGGGCGCCACTTGGCGTC